ATCCAGGACGCCGACCTAGCCGGCAACTCCTACTGGACGAAGTTCGCCGGCGAGATGGTGCGCCTGCGCCCGGACTGGGTGCAGATCGTCCTCGAGCGCCGCATGCACCCGCACGGCGGCGAACTGGGCTGGAGACGGTACGGGTACCTCTACCAGGAGCCTGGGTGCGATCCGGTGTTCCTGTGGCCGGAGGAGGTCGCGCACTTCGCACCGACACCGGATCCGCTGGCCACGTTCCGCGGCATGTCATGGCTGACCCCGGTCATCCGCGAGACGCAGAACGACGGGCTGATGTCCGCGCACAAGAAGAAGTTCATGGAGAACGCGGCCACGCCGAACCTCGTTGTGAAGCTCAGCCGCGAGGTCACGCCCGAGAACTTCGCCAAGTTCAAAGACAAGATGGACTCCGGCCACAAGGGCATCGAGAACGCCTACAAAACCCTGTACCTGGGTGGCGGCGCCGACGTGTCGGTGGTCGGCAAGGACTTCGTGCAGCTCGATTTCTCCAAGGTGCAGGGGGCCGGTGAAACCCGCATCGCGGCGGCCGCCAGTGTCCCGCCGATCATCGTGGGCCTGTCCGAGGGCCTGCAGGCCGCCACGTACTCCAACTACGGGCAGGCCAGGCGCAGGTTCGCGGACGGAACGATTCACCCCTTGTGGCAGAACGCCGCCGGAAGCCTCGAGCACCTGGTGCTCCCGGCCGGTGGCCTCTCGCCCGCGGTACGCCTCTGGTACGACGCGAACGACGTCCCCTTCCTGCGCGAAGACCGCAAGGACGCCGCCGAGATCCAGGGCATCCAGTCCCGCACGATCAGGGCCCTGGTCGACGCCGGGTACACCCCGGAGTCCGTACAACGCGCTGTAGGGGCCGAGGACTGGGCACTGCTGGTGCACACCGGCATGTTCTCCGTGCAGCTGCAGAAGCCCGGTTCCACGGGCGGCGCGACCGTGCCCGCCGATGACGACTCACCGACCGAGGAGGGGGCCTGATGCCCACCCTGCAGAGTGTCCCCCGGGACCTGGAGCGCGCCGCACCGTTCGCCCTGGTGCGCGCGGACGAGAGCGACGAGGAGAGCGACGGCCGGACCCTGTCCGGGTACGCCGCCCTGTTCGGCGATGAGACGGAGATCGACTCCTGGGAGGGCCGGTTCACCGAGACCATCCGCAAGGGCGCGTTCAAGAAGACCATCCGCGAGCAGACCCCGGTCATGCAGTTCGACCACGGCCGGCACCCGCTCATCGGGTCCATCCCGATCGGGTCGATCTCCACCCTGCGCGAGGACGACCAGGGCCTCTACGTGGAGGGCCGCATCACCGACAACTGGCTGATGCAGCCCGTACGGGACGCCATTGCCGAGAAGACCGTCAACGGCATGTCGTTCCGGTTCGAGGTCGTACGCGAAGAGTGGCGCGACGTCAACGGCAAGCTGGTCAAGCCCGAGGAGGTCATGGACCTGCTCTGGATGCCCGGGGACCGAGGGCCGCTCAAGCGCGAGCTCATCGAGATCCGGTGCCGCGAGCTCGGCCCCGTCGTCTTCCCCGCCTACGCGGGCACGTCAGTGTCGGTCCGGGCCGAGGCCCGGGCCATGGCTGACGGCCTGGCCCACGACGACGACATGACCCGCCGCATCCGCGAGTCCCTCGCCCGCGACGCGGCCGCTGCCGCCCCGAGCGTGCCCGACGATCCGCAGCTGCGCCGCGAGGTAGCGACCGCGCTGCTGTTCCAGCGCCCCGGCATGGCCGCCCGCGGCCAGCACCTCCTGATCGACGTCTCCACCGACTTCGACCCCGCCGAGGTCGGCCGCTCCGTCGCCGACCAGCTCACTCGCTACCGGGCCAACACCGCGCCGCTCACCCCTGAGCACCCGGCCGGCCCCGACACGACGACCACCGACCAGGGCGCGCCGCTCGCCGAGCACCCGCCCACCCCGCGCAGTACCGACGCGCCGCCCGCCGATGGGCACCCGTCGCCATCCCGCACAGAGCGCATGCGCCCCCAGCTCGCCGAGATCGGCCAGCTGATGGACGGCGTCCTGGCGTCCATCGACAAGAAGGAGAACCGCTGATGCCTCCGCAGCTTCAGCTTTCGCACCAGCAGTCGGTCATCCGCCTGCAGGACATCCGTGCCCAGCTCGAGGACCTCGAGCGGCGCGACGACCTCACCGAGCAGGACGAGCAGGTCTTCGACGAGCTCACCCGTGAGTTCGCCGACGTCGACAACCACCGCCGCCAGCTCGAGCGCCGCTCGGCCCTCGAGCGGGTCCGTGCCTCGGCCCCGTCCCACGGGCTGGCCCCGGCCGCCCTCGGTGTGGAGCGCGGCACCCCGATCAACTCCCGCGACGCCTACGACCGCGACCCGATCCTCAACCCCGACTCGATCGAAGACCGCCGCTTCCGCAACCCGTGGGACCTCGGCGAGATGCGCACCTACGCGCGCTCCACCGAGGAGGTCGGCCAGGAGCTCCGCGCCCGCGCCCTGTGCGCGGTCGAGAGGATGGCCGGCGCGAACGACCGCATCCGTGCGGCCGCGACCGACATCATCGAGTCCTGGGACGACAAGCGCGGCTCCATCGCCCGCATGTGCCTGGCGACGTCCTCGCCGGAGTACCTGCGCGCCTGGTCCAAGCTGGCCCGCGGCAAGAGCCACATGATCACGTCCGAGGAGCAGCAGGCCCTCGAGCGGGCCATGTCGCTCACCGACAACGCCGGCGGCTACCTCGTCCCGTTCCAGCTGGACCCGACGATCATCATCACGTCGAACGGATCCCAGAACGACATCCGGCAGGTGGCCCGCCAGGTCGTCGCCACCGGCGACGTGTGGAACGGCGTCTCGGCCGGCGCCGTGCAGTGGCGCTGGGCGGCCGAGGGCTCCGAGGCCGGGGACAACGCTCCGACGTTCGGGCAGCCCACCGTGCCCGTCCACAAGGCCGACGGGTTCGTGCCCATCTCGTACGAGGCGATGGACGACGCCGACAACGTCACCACCGAGGTCGGCAAGCTTCTGGCCGCGGGCAAGGACAACCTCGAGGCCGCCGCGTTCGCGATCGGCTCCGGCGTCGGCCAGCCCACCGGCATCATCACCGCGCTCACCGGTACGTCGTCGATCGTCACCTCGACGACCACGGACACGTTCGCGTCCGGCGACGTGTACAAGGTCGACTCGGCGCTGCCCGCCCGCTACCGCAAGAACGCGGCATGGATGGCGAACCGGGCCATCTACAACCAGATCCGCCAGTTCGACACCGCAGGCGGATCCGCCCTGTGGGAGCGGATCAACGCCGACGTCCCCCCGATGCTCCTGGGCCGCCGCGCCCTGGAGGCCGAGGACATGGACGGCACCGTCACCGCCGCCGCCGAGAACTACGCGATGGTGTACGGCGACTGGGACAACTACGTCATCGCCGACCGCATCGGCATGAGCATCGAGTTCCTGCCCCAGCTCATGGGCGCCAACGGCCGGCCCAAGGGCCAGCGCGGCTGGTACGCCTGGTACCGCGTCGGCGCCGACAGCGTGAACGACGGCGCTTTCCGGATGCTCAACATCACCTGACCCGACCGCACCCGTACGGCCGCGGACCCTCACCGGTCCGCGGCCGTACGCGTGCCCGGCACCCCTCCAGGAGAACCCAGATGCGCACCACCCTCTACAACATCGCCCGCGCCCGGGCGACGCTGCCCATCGCGCTGCGCACCAACGGCACGGCCAACGGCACCACCGTGGACCTGCACGAGAACAAGGACGCGTCCCGCTCGGCGATGCTCATCGTCCAGTCCGGGACGATCACCGACGGATCCCACGCCATCACCCTGCAGGAGTCCGACAACGGCTCCGCCTGGTCCACCGTGTCGGCGGCCGACCTGCAGGGCGCGGCCCCCACCATCACCTCCACCGACGACGACCTGCTGTACGAGGTCGGCTACACCGGCTCCAAGCGCTACCTGCGCGCCGTGGCCACCACGTCGGGGGCGACTACCGGCGGCACGTTCGGCGCCGTCCTGCTGCGCGGTTTCCCGCGCCGTCAGCCCATCTCCCACACCTAGGGCAGGAGACCCATGTCAGTAAAGCGATGCGTCCAGGCGTTCACCGTCTGGCGTGAGGGGACGCCGATCACGTTCACCGCGGGCCAGCTCCTCGAGGACAAGCACCCCATCCTCAAGACGCACGGCCACCTGTTCCAGGACGCGGCGACCGCAGCCCAGCCCCGGCAGGCGCAGCAGGTCGAGGCAGCCACTAG